GTAACCACACAAAATGCAGCAGATCAAGAAGTTGTATCTGTAGGAGTTAGTAGATTATTCCATGAGCCTATTACGGTAACGGTATCTGGGGTAGGGGCTTCTGGCAATGATGCAGCCTACGCTTGGGTTAAAGAGGACGGTACTTATGCTGATTTCCCTTCCAAAGCTACCTACACGGTATCAGCAGACAATTGGGAAAAGTGGCCTAAGATCCATAGTTACTCTGGTACTGGTGGTACGGTATTCCCTGACGGGGATGTACTATCTTCCACAGTTGTAAGTGGTGCTTTAAGTGGTGGTGGTGCCCTTACTGTTAGAGCGGCTGCTAGTTCAACTGCTGTTACTATTGACCACCCTGATTATGGGATGGGCGCAGAACCCACCTCCTCTAATACAGGATACAGGATATCTACTGGAGCATTAGTCCCCTGGGTTGGTACTCCTAACTTTATTGATGAAGGAGTAGCGGGACTTAACGATACTTACACCACTGTTCCTACTGGTGGATTAACTATAAGTGGAAGGAAGTTTACTGAAAAAGTAAAAGTATATTGCAATAATCCTATTAAGTTTGTTGATTGTTACTTTGAAGGGGAAAGACGGTGGGAGAACATGTCTTCTTATGCGCTTCAAACCTATAATACAATTACTGTCGCTGGCGTAACCACTGATTTCGCTGATACTGGTAAGAAACTTACTGTAGATTATTGTACTTTCTGGGGAGGTTCTGGCCCTACTGTGACTGCTGTATTTGAGAGTTTAAATTACTGTAGTTTCAATTGGACACTAGGAGATTATATTAGATTCCAAAGTTCTCCTTCCGAGGATCATGATTTCTTGGTGGCGAATTGCTGGTTTGGTCCACATGTTAATATTCAAGATAATTTAGCAGATAATGGAAATGATGGAATGTATGACCAACCGCCAACAGGCTCGACTTATCCTCACGCCGATATGGGACAGGTTTGGAGAGGTAAAATGAATAGTATTACTTATAGGCAATGCACTTTCGCTGCTGTTGCTGATGAGTGGTCTGATGGTACATCCAATCCAACTAATATATTTGGAGCAAACCCAGATAAAATTTGGCAAATATCAGGTCACTGGGGTGATACTCACCCTACCAAAGCCTCCTCTTGTAATATTGTTGAGTTGGATAGGAATTGGATTTATGGTACGGGTAATTCATGGTGTGTTATGTCTGAAGATCGCCCTGGGGAGTGGCCTTCCCTTGAGTGGAGGATGTATAGTAATCTTATCGCTTTGGAGGCTAACGGAAGTGTCTGGAATTTAAGCTTCCCCGCAGGTGCAGTAACCAGAGTAACTGATGGTAATAACACATTTATGAGAACAGGAACTACAAGTTTGAGGATACCTCAAGTCGCTATTGATGCTGGTACTCATATTAACCATACAGATGGAATGTCTGGGGGTCAATCTTCTATACTTAGTTGTGAGCGATGGATTAAGGGGTTGGATACCTATACCGCTGTTCGGACTGGACTAAATGAATCTGGAAGAACCAGTTTTGATACGAGGTCTACTCCTGTCTAGACTATAATAGCCTATGGCTATATACGAATTTATCTGTAAAGGATGTAAAGTAATATGGGAACGGGAAGCGTCTATGAAAAAGGCACCTTCCCGTTCTCGTTGTCCTGAGTGTAAAAAACTTAGTGAGAGGTACTGGGGAAATATTCCTGTTATTTTCAACGGTTCTGACTATCATACTGTCAAAAGGAACCAGCACAATCTAGTATACAAGGACAAGGCTAAAGCCAAGGAAGTACATGAGGGTTTGGTTGATATTGCTAAAAAGCAAGCAGAAGAACAAACCTCTCCGTACAAAAAGGTAGTCTTGAAAGATGGGGTAATGGATACCCTACATAAAGAAGGGAAAGTAACTAGAAAGACTGACACACAACTTAAAGATTCACAAAAAACCACCGAAAAAATCAAAGCTTCCGTGTATAATAACCATTCAGGATACAGGAACTTAGGCAATCGGTAACTATATACTACATGTACAACTTTTCAGATAACATTCAGCGAGGCATCATTAACCTTGCCAAAAGCAATTTAGATTTCCTCAACGAAGCTGCCCCTTTAATTAAGAGTGAGTTCTTTGAGTACCCCATACACGGAGTCCTATTTGATGGGATTACGGAGTTTTTCACTAAGTATCATAAGCTACCTAATGATGATTTCCTCCTTGAATTCTGTAAAGGTAAGAAGAGGCAAGCTGAGAGCATCTCTGAGTATGAGGACGAACTTTATAGTGTAAACAACTTGGACACATCTACAAGTAACAACCCAGCGTTCGTTATTGATTGTGTAGAGAAGTTTGCCAAAAGGGAGTCCATGAAGCAAGCTATCACAAAGTCTGTTGATCTGATGAAGGAAGGTCGCTTTGATGAGATTGAAAAGGAAGTAAAGGATGCTTTGCTTGTGGCTCGTTCACAAGATTTCGGGCAGGATTACTTCAAAGATGTAGATGAGCGTTGGACTCGCATTAACTCTGTCAATGATGGGGATTACATTAAGACTTGCTTACCTACCCTAGACAGGGGTTTGATTGGAGGAGGCTTAGGTAGGAAGGAGTTGGCTATTGTTATTGCAAGCGCAGGTTTGGGCAAGAGTATTTACTTAGCTAACCAAGCTGTTAAGTGTCTGGTTGAGAACCTAAAGGTTGCCTTTGTCACTCTAGAAATGAGTGAGGACAGGGTAGCTCAGAGAATCGACTCGATTTCCACCTTGATTCCACAAGCTACTATTGGGAATGAAAGGGAGCAAACTCTCCTCAAGCAACGACATAAGATCTTCCAGAAGACCTTCAACAAAGCAGATCTAAGGATCAAAGAGTTCCCTACTGGGAATGCTAATATTAATTCTGTAAGGGCATGGCTGAACCAGCTTCAAAACTACGAGGGTTTTGTACCCGATGTTGTCATTGTTGATTACCTAGAGCTACTACGTCCCTTGAGGGATGGTATGAGCGAGTATGAGGGCCAACAGAGGGTCGCAGAGGAACTTAGGGGCCTCGCCATGGAGAAGAACATTCTTGTCTGGAGTGCCTCTCAGGTCAACAGGTCAGGAAGGGGTGCAAGGATCGTAACTGACGAGCATTTGGCAGACTCCTATGGTAAGATTCGTGTAGTAGACCTAGCAGTATCTCTAAATCAGGACGAGGAAGAGTTTGATGAAGGAACCATGCGTATCTATGTGGTAAAAGCTAGAAATGGCAAATCCAGGCACCTTATCCCCATCACCATCAACTATAATACTCTAGTGATGCAGGAAATAGAAAATGGTAGCCAAGAGTCTGAAATCTAAATTAAAAGAGGTGGGTCAAGTTGATGCTGGCTGGGCCATATTCAATATCGTTTTTGTAAAAACCTTGAAAAGTGGCTCTGACGAGTGCTTAGGTTTAGTGGACTTCGATAAGTTTGAATTACACATAGACGATAGCGTATCAGAAAAGATCCTCATACCTACCTTTATACACGAAATTTTCCATATTTTATTCTCTACTGTGGGCGTAAGGGCCGTCAATGAGGATACGGAAGAAGAAATAAAAATAACTAACGAATTTATTGTAGAACAGGCCACAAGGGGACTATTATTACTCAAGAGATTAAACCCCGAACTGTGCGAGATACTATATGATACCTAATGATTTACTGAAAGCTTTGGAAGACCTTGATTGGGAACTATATGTTGCCCTTGCTGATTCTCTTCTTAAGATTGATATGGCTTATTTAGATAATGAGATTCTGGGGCACTCTACTATGTATGCTTATTACGCTGGTCTAAGCGAACAGGCTAATATGGAGAAAAAGAAGTGTGAGAATAAGATGGAGTCTTACGAAGCTGAACTAAAGAATTCGGCAAGAAATACTCTTTCAAAAACTACTGTCGCTGCGATTCAAGACTATGTATCTACTGATATCCCTCTCCAGGATATGAAGAGGGATCTTGAAGAAAAAACTTACAAGTGTGGATTACTCAAATCTTTGATTACTTCCATGCAACACCGAAAGGACTTAATAATTCAGCTTTCCTCCAATAGGAGAGCAGAGACAAGAATGATTACTGACTGACAACTAAGGAAACTAAAACTATGGCTATCGACTTAAATGCGCTTCGTGAGAAGCACCAACAACTTACCAATCCGACCCAAGGCGGGAACACGGATTTCTTAAACAAATTTTACCAAGTGACGGAGGGGGAAGCGTATCTCCGTATCCTTCCTGAGAAAGAAGGCTCAGGTAAAACCTTCTATGCGGAGACGAAAATTCACCGTGTACCTACTGGGGAGGATAATAGTGTTAAAAACTATCATTGTCGCAAGGTACATGGTGAGAAATGTCCTCTGTGCGATCTTTATTACAGTCTCTGGAAGACTGGTTCTAAGGAAGATGAAGATCTCGCACGGCAGATCAAACCTCGCGCTCGCTACTACCTGAATGTCTTTGATCGGACTTCGGAATCAGTTAAGATTTTCTCCATTGGAGTTATTCTTTTCCAAAAAATTGTGGAGACTATGATGGATCCTGATTACGCAGACCTCTTTGAGAAGTCTGATAATGGCATCCTTGATCCT